CTTCATCAAAATGGTACCAGTCGCTGGCAGACCCGTGGTCGTCCGTGACTTACTGTACCTACCGGGTGCAACCTACCAAGCTACTGATTTTACTACGTTTGAGGCTCATTTCACTGAAGTGATCAAGAAAAATATAGAGTTTCAATACTATGGTCATATGACCAAGAACTTGACTGTTCATACTGATTTCATGGAAATCATGCGACGGTCTGGCCTTGGTCAGAATACTATGGTATTTAAGCACATAACTGCATTAGTTGATGCCAAGAAGATGTCCGGAGAAATGGACACTTCACTTAGCAATGGATTCACAAACTGGATCCTTGCCAAGTTCTTAACCTACGAGAACTGTAAGACTGCAAAGCTTATAGGTATCTTCGAGGGAGACGATGGCTTGATGAGGACTGAACCAGAGTGGGCTAAGCCTACCGAGGCGCAGTACCTCTCGTGTGGTTTTGATATTAAGATCATTGAACATGCTAGGCTTGAAGAGGCTAGTTTTTGTGGAATGTTGTTTGATACGACTGACTTAATCGTTGTTACGGATGTACGTAAGGTACTCGCAACTTCGGGATGGTCATGTAAGAAGTATGTTAATGCGCGGCCAGAGACTCTAAGAGTTCTGCAACGCGCCAAAGCATATTCAATTGCATACCAATATTCAGGATGTCCTGTGCTTTCGAGCTACGGGCAGTACCTATTAAGAGCAACTTCAGACATCGCCAATGACAAAGTGATTAAATGCATCGGGAATCAATCCCTGTGGAGGAAGATGGAGATGCTGGATGCAATCCAGCATAAAGATTCACTCATTCACAGAGAACCACCTGGGAACACCAGGCTACTAGTTGAGAGACTATTCAATATATCGGTATGCGACCAGAAGGCTATGGAGTTATACTTCGACAGTTGTTCAGTCTTGCAGCCATTTACAGTGCCATTTCCAATGCCACTGGCCTGGTCACGAACCTGGGACAATTATGTGTCCAGTGTTTATGACCCTGGCCATTGCATAATGGAGCACGGTAAGGCTAAGAGACTGAATGACTGTATCGATGTACTACGAAATTCAATTCCGAGTGCAAGGAAATTGTCATATTTCAAATACTAAAAACAATATCAGTGAAACACAAGACTGGAGTCTGTTGTGGGTCTGTCGCGTCCCCCTTTTGGGTGAGCCGGTAAATCAACATCAAGGTTATACCTATAACAGACTGAGCCTATTGTGCATCAAAGCAATACACAGATACAACCTGAGAAAGAGGGTGCATTATGGGTGTGTGTTGTGTTGGTGCAGCGTTTCAGAGTAATTGTTTGGTAATTGTTTATGTGACATTAGAGGGCTGATTACCCCTTCCTGGCTTGGGACCTTTTGTCGAACTATCACATTCTTTAT